AAACTAGTATGCTAATTACTGATAATATTTCCATTTTAATATCCTATGGTATTATTGTTAACAAGAGGTTTACCCTCTCTATAGTCATTTTTAAAATAATCTATCATCTGTTCTAAAACAAATTGTTGGTCTTCACTTCCATACTTAACAGTATCTTCGTGAATAGATTCTAACCAACTTAGGACTCCTTTATAACTAAGGTGTCCTACATTTTTTTTCATTTGTATCATAATATATATTCCTCCTTAACGGATTCGTTTTGAAATTTGTAATCATATTTGTAATTCTTTTTGTCAATAAATTCTGACTCGATACACTCTATCATTACATCTACTCTATTTCCAAAAAAACTTATACCTATCTCATTCATTTCTTCTAATTCACTCTGACAATCAGAAAGAGAATCTTGTTGTATTTCAAGATGTATTTCTTGATGTTCACCACTAATAAAATTAAATAATACTGTAATGAGTAGGGTAAATTCTTTCATCAGATACAACTACCCTCTGGATATTCACCATTTTCTTCTGGTGGTTTACCATGTTTTAGAAAGTAATCTCGTGCCTTTCTAATGTTTGCACCATGATGATTAGACATTTCACACCACTTTTTAATATAATTGTTTTCTGGGTCAAGTCGAAGAACCTCTGCAACTAATGTTTCTTGGATTCTCCAATCCCACGCTTGTTTTGTACTTTGCATTTTTACCTCATAATAAAATTAATATAGACATTGTATCATATAAGATACTATTTGTCAACTACCATACCACCTTTTATTTTGCAACCCTCTCTAGGGCCTGCAACTATTCTTCTAGTCAATGGTATCTCTTCGTACTCACCTATAAAATCGCCTGCAAAGATACCACTCTCTAGATAGTTATTCAACCACCTAATATATCCTCGTGCATTAAGAGCTTTGGCTCTTTCTTGATTCTTTATTTTAGTATCTACTCCATGTCTTCTTGATGCCTTTTCAGAAGTTGATGCGATATCTTTTTGTGTCTTAATCCATTGTCTAACTTTTTTCATAGACATAAAACCATCGTCTGGTATTGCAAGTACCCTCGGTGAGATGTTTTTATATTGTGGTGGATTTTCTTTTAGTCTTTTTTCTCTTGCAAGTGCAAGTCTTTTTATTGCAGCCTGTCGTTGTTCTTCAGACATTTTTCTTTTTGTCATTTTACCTCTCAGTATAAATTATTATTGATTATAGTATAACACAGATTTATGTTATGTCAAGACTGTGTAATTTTTTTGAGTTTTAATTGATTGTCTATCCATTGTTTTGCAATGTAATTACTGACCTTTTTGTTTGCAAGTTTTGTAATAGTTTTATATACTCTTCTAAACACATTTTCTTTTGGGTTATTATTATCAACAACGATAAAATTTTTCATACCAAATAACCTTTGAAATTTACCTATGTTTGATTGCACATTATTCCAATTTACTTTAACAATATCTAATGGTAATTTTCTATCTCTTTTATTGTTTCTTTCTATTGCAGTGTCTAATGAAGTATTAACAAATATCATATAGGTATCATATCCTAATTGTTGTAACATTTTTTTTTGTATTTCTATTTTACCATATTCTGCACCAGTACCATCTATAATCAAACCAAGTCTACCAGCGACAAAATTCTTCTGCATTTTCGCAGTAACTTCTTTAGCTCTTTTTCTTATTTTATCTCTCTCAAATGTTTTCTCTGGACTCATATCTCTGAAGTCTAAATCAAAATCTGCATCTTTTAATAGTTTTTCAAATGCAGTATCAGAGTTTACAACTTTCATACCAAGCCCACCAGTGGTTTTTCTTACTACAAAAGATTTACCACTACCAGGCCCGCCTGCAAGAAAAAATGCTTTGAATATGTTAGGGTCGTATACCCCTTCAATTAATTGCGAATAGTTTTTCATCTTTGGTCGCCGTCTGCGTTAAAATCTCTTTTGTTCTTTCTTGTTTTTGAAAATTATATTGTCTTACTTTACGAGAATTTTTATTACGCATTTTGTTTTCCTTTATATTTATGTTTTCAATATACATTATATAAACCTTGTTTTTCCAGTGCCTTTAGGTGTCACTGGTAATCCGTTAGGATAACCTTGTCCCACACTATCTTTTACTACTTCCATACCGATTCTATGTTTTGCATCACCAGCGAACGAAAAGAAATGTCTTAATTTTGTTATAAAATAATTACCAGATAATTTTTCATCATAAAATTCGCCTGAATTTTTTTGATTTTTAGGAAATGATAAAGTAACAATATCACCTACCTCTAGTCCAGTATTACCTACTATTTCTAAAAAATGTGCAAGTCCGTTATTTAACATAGAAAATTTATGAAATCTATTTAATGTATTTTCTTCTGGATTTACTTTAGATATTGGTTTGTTGTAATTTGGATACACAGTATTGGGTGAGATAAAACTAGTTCTATCTGTTGACTGAACAGTCAGAAGTGCATCATTAAAATCTGATATTTTATTTTCGTCTTCGTTTAATATACTATCAAGTGGAAACAATGGGTGTCCTTTTCCTCCACTGAGATTTTCTACATCAACATTTTTATTAAATTCATTTTTGTATGAAAATGTTTTCACACTATATGATTTGTTATGTATATCATGAATTATTGATTTAGATGCATATAATCCAGTTTTTGTACTATTTAATATGTCATTATTACTTATCATTCTGTTTTCTTCAACTAAATTTAAATTTTGTTCTTGTGGATTAACATTTTTCTTTTGGTAATCTGCACCTTGACCAACATTCAGAGAAAAAACAGAACCAACAGAAAACAACTTTTCTAATGATAAAAATTTATATCCTCTAGTTGTTTCAAAAAACAAAAATGATGATGAATTTTTATCAGTTGCAGCTTTTTGTGAAATCATATCGATTGCATCAAATGGGTGCATATTGGGTATTAATACTGCACCACCACCAGTATCTTCCTCAGTTATAAAATCTTTTTTAGAATCTAAATAATTTTTATCTCTAAATATTTTCTCTACTATTTCATGAAAATTACCCCTATAACTTTGAGAAACTCTTCTTCTTACATTATTGAATATTTCTTGAGTTGTTAATTTTAGTGAAACAAAACTACCTTGTTGTGCATCAATCTTTTGAGAAATTTTATAAACAACAAAAGTGTGTTTTGTAAAGTTTATTTGACCATCACCAGTTCTATCTGGTGTTCCTATTTTCAGTCTGACATACTCATTTCCAACTATTGGATAAAAAGAAACTGCATCTTTATCATCAAAAAATGTTATGTCAGCAGATAAACTATGAGATTGTAGTTCTTCGTATATATTAACTTCAGTAATAACTTGAGTTAAATCGACTTCTGGGCCTGTGTGAGTGATTAATTTACATTCAGATAATTTAAACGCACCAGCATATTGTAATCCATCTTGACCAATCATACTATATCAGTTCCTTCAGTAACTAAATCCTCAAACTCTCTCACAAATTGATTTAAAAATTCTGTCTTTAATAATCTTATTTGACTATAGATTAATTGTTGTGCTTCTTCAAATTGTCTATTGGATATATTAGATGCAGTAGGGTGTCCAGTATCATCAGTACCTATATTAATAGTGGTCGTAGTGTCACCAGAAACTTGTGGTATTTCATAATGATGTAATCCATCTGGATTATCATATTTGTCTATAACAAATTTTTCAAACTGTGGAACTGTCATAGGCCATTGATGAAATCTGTCTACAATATCATTCACTAATAGTATGACCCAATGTAAAGTTGCATCACCATAATATTTAAATGCAATATCCTCTGGTTTTTCACCTTGATTAACTTGATAGTAGTCAAAAAGTTGTGTGTTTGTTTTTGCAACAGAGTGTAGTTTTACTCTTTTTAAAATATGTGTAAATAATTTAAGATTATTGTCACCCTTTATGTCATAATTAATTTTAGGAAATTTAGAAAAGTATGTCATTAGAATCCCTGACTTGCTCTAGTTTTTGTAATAAGTTCAAGTTCTTTGAATGAAAGTGATATTTCAGATTCAACTGGTGGTGTGTTATTAGTTTCATCTGCAACATGAGCTGAGTATCTTCCACCACCATATTTAACATTAAAGTTTTGTAATACACAAGTTGATACTTTATTCAAATATGTATTGTGTTCACCAGCACCTACCCAATGATACTCTATATCAAATGTATCTGGTGTAACGAAATCTCTTGATGTGCCTGTATCACCAACTAGTTCTGGTAACATATGAAATTTAAAAGTGTTTATAATTTCTCTTATTGTTTTTGCTTCCTCTAAACTTTTTGGTAAAAATTTAAAATTATAATTAAACTCTCTTTTAGATACTCCACTAAAAATTAATTCCATTCTGTCCATAGTAACTTTACCAGCCCTTGCAAATTCAATCGCTTTCGTACCACCAGCAATCGCATCCATTGAAGTTCTTGCAGCCTCAGTTCCTGCCTCTGTTACACCTTCACCAATCGCTTTACCTTTTTGGTCTCGTGGTGCATCAATTACTTGTGTTAGCGCTTTACCAACAACTGATATATCTTTGTCTTCGTATTGCGATGCATATGTAACCTCAACAGTTGAAGGCATATACAATGCGATTAATTGATTTGTTCTAGTTGTAGGTGCCCTTTGGAATGTGAATACTTCACCATCACTAGTTGCATTATTATTTAATTGACTAGACGATTGTTCTCCGTTTTCAAATGACGCAACTTTTTTACCACCTCTTTTTACATCACCATGATATTTTAATGTGCCTGCATCTTGTGTATTTACATAGAATAGTATGAAATGTCCTTGATTGGGTGAACCACCTATGTCAAGTGGGTATTGTAAAACTTGTTTATCTGCATTGTTTTGTGCGACACTACTTGGACTTTTGAATGGGTCTTTAAGAGAGTCTGTGGGTAAACCTTGTCTACCTCCTAATACTGAACCTAATTTATTCCTCAATCCTTCAGAAAAAAACTTCGCTGTAAATGCCATATAAATATCCTTATGAGTTATACTGGTCGTTATGTTCCCACAAATCCAAAAAAGTATAAGGGGAATCCTACTACTATTTATTATCGCAGTTTATGGGAACGAAAATTTATGGTATATTGTGATAAAAATCCTAGAATCCTTGAATGGGGTTCAGAGGAAATTATCATACCTTATCTATTACCCACAGATGGTAAAGTGCATAGATATTTTCCAGATTTCTATATCAAAGTCAAAAGAAGTGATAATAAGATTCGTAAGATGATTATTGAAGTCAAACCAGAAAAATACACAAAACCACCTAAAAAACCTAAGAAAGAAACCAAATCTTTTATCAAAGATGTGTATGAGTGGGGTAGAAATCAGGCAAAATGGAAACACGCAAGGGAATACTGTAGAGATAGAAATATGGACTTTCTTATTTTGACTGAAAAACATCTCATGCCTCAATATAAATAATATTGATGAGTATATTTGACGAAATAAGAAATCTTAAATCTACTGGAACAGAACCATTTCAGTGGTATCGTAATCGTATTCGTGAGTTAGGAACACCAACTCAGAGAGAATTATTGCGTGATGGTAGACTGGCTGGTAGATTTCATGTGGGTCGTTTAAATATGTTCGTGTATGACCCTAAATATAAGAATAAACTACCATACTATGATGTTTTTCCTTTAGTATTACCCATTGAACGATATGATAATGGTTTTTTAGGTATCAACTTTCATTATCTACCATATGCTCTTCGTGCAAGATTATTAGATAGATTAGAAAAGTTTACTAGAGGTTCTAAAGATGATGCAAGAATACTTGCAAGTTATAGTGGATTGAAAAATGTTGGATTAGTAAAACCAACATTGAAAAGATATTTAAATACAAAAGTTAGAAGTAGATTTAGAAGAATAGATAGTGAGGACTTTTTAACTGCGTTGATGTTACCAGTGCAAAGATTTAGAAAATCAAATGTTAATAAAGTCTGGTCAGATAGTAGGAAAATGATCTAATGGTATTTTCAATAAACGAATTTAAAAGTGCATTATATGGACAAGAACAAGCGATGCAGAATCGTTTTGAAATGTTGATATTGTGTCCTAAAGTATTTAATAATGAAAACGCAAGATATGTTTCTATGCGTTGTGACTCTTTTCAATTTCCAGGCAGAACAATATTATCATCACCAGATGAAAACATATATGGGCCTGCAAGAGAGATACCACAAAATTTAGTACAGTTTGAAACAGTAGCAGCAACATTTTATTGTAATGTCGATATGTCAGAAAAAATATTCTTTGAAGAATGGCAAAAAAAGATATATGAACCTGGCACTTATAATATGGAATACTACAATGATTTTGTTGGTGAAATTATAATCAAACAATTATCAAAAGGTAGAAGTGCATCTTTACCAGGCAATGTTGTTACATTTTCTGGTGCAAAAGAAAAAGAGGCGAGTTATGGTTGTAAATTATTTGAAGTATTTCCTAAAGCGATAGGCCCTCAAGACTTATCGTTAGGTAATGCAGAACTACAAAAAATCACAGTAACATTTGCATTTAGATACTGGGAAAGATTAGGTGCAGAACCATCTAACAATTTAGAAGATTATGTGAAACCTAGTTTAACTGGAAAATATAATATAGTCAGTCCAAAAGGTATTATAACTGATATTTTAGGAAAGGCTGGTGCGAAACCATCTGTTATTGCTGGAACAAGGGCAGTTACAGATTTCATAACAGGCGAATAGGAGTAAATTATGTCTTTACCAAAACTTAATACACCAACTTATGAATTGAAATTATCATCAATAGAAGAACCAGTAAAGTATAGACCCTTTCTGGTCAAAGAAGAAAAATTAATGATGATTGCATCAGAGACTGGTGATGAGAAAAATATCATCAATTCTGTTGTCGAAACAGTAGGTGCGTGTACTTTTAACAAATTAGATTTAGATAAAATACCAATGTACGATATAGAATTATTATTTCTTAATATCCGTGCAAAATCAGTTGGAGAAGTAATCAAAGTAAATGTGACTTGTCCAGATGATATGAAAACAACTGTCGAAAAAGAAATAAATATCAATGATGTCAAAGTCATAAGAAATGATAATCATAAAGATGTTGTGAAAATAAATGATACTGTAAAACTAGTTTTAAAACATCCAACATTGTCAATTACTAAATTAGTTAAAAAAGGTGATGCAGAAGATGTATTTAAAATACTACCTAGTTGCATAAAAACAGTTTATGATGGTGAAAAAATGATTGAAGATTTTACACATCAAGAGGCTGAAGACTTTATTAATAATTTAAGTTCTGAACAATTTAAAAGTTTGCAAGAATTTTTTGAAACAATGCCTAAATTAAAACATGATGTTGAAGTAGAAAACCCAAATACTAAAGTAAAATCTACTGTATCATTGGAGGGTATGCAAAGTTTTTTTTAGTTTCTCTTTCTCATAATAATTTAGAAAACTATTATAAAACTAATTTTGCTATGATGCAACATCACAAATATAGTTTGAATGATTTAGAAAATATGCTACCTTGGGAAAGAGATATTTATGTTGATTTGTTACAACAACACATAAAGGAAGAAAATGACAAAATCAGAGAGCAAAACAGAAAAAAAGTTTGAACATGAAACTAAATATAAAAAATATGATTTAGATGGTGATGGAGTTATAACAGATAAGGAACTTGAAATGGATGAAAGATTAATGCGAATTGAAAATGAAGATAAGAAACAAGATGCACAAAGATACATGGCATGGTTCTCACTGTGGGGTATGTTATTATATCCATCATTAGTTGTATTTTCAGTTTTAATAAATTTAGACCAAGCTGCAAAAATATTAGGTGATATGGCAAGTGTTTATTTTGTATCAGTTGCGGCGATTGTTGCAGCGTTTTTTGGTTCACAGGCACTAAAGAAGAAGTAATATGGTAGACCAAATATCAAAAGTTTTTGGTGATAAAATGATTGCCAGACAGAACGAATTGACTGAGGAATCTGTTGCACAGTTAAACTCAGTTAGTAAAGGTATTTTTGGTATTATTGGTGCAGTAAAAGAAGACACTCAAAAAAATAAAGAGTTTATGAAAGGTCAAACTGAAAGATTGAAAGGTTTTTTCGGTAAAGGTATTAGAAAGTTTATACCTAAAAGTAGTAAAGAGGATAAAAACGAGGCAAGAAGAGATGCAGAATCAAGAAATGATGCAATAGTTGAATCACTTAAAGGTTTCGGTCTAAAATTAAAAGAGGGTTTTAAAACTGGTAAAGATAAATTAAGTGGTATATTCGCACCTTTAGGTGCAATATTAAAAGCATTAGTTGTTGGTGGATTTTTGTTTTTATTGGTAAAAAAATTACCACAAATTCTAAACAGTCCATTATATAAAGAAATAATAAAAACTATAGATACAATAGTTATACCAGCACTATTTAGATTTTATGAAAACTTCTTAGTTCCTTTTGGAAACTTTTTCAAAGAGGGATTTATGAATGTATTTCAAGATATAAATGATGAGTCAAAATCTACCTTAGATGTGTTAAAAGAAAATGGTATGTTTTTGTTGAAAGCGTTTGGTACAGTTGCAGCACTTCTTTATCCTAAAGCAATATTCAGTTTAGTATTTTCAGCAGGAAAATTATTAGTAGGTGCAGTAAAACTTTTACCTATTGCATTTAGCACTATAAAGTTAACTTTATTAAAAGTAAACACAACACTTCTTGCAAGTGCAAAAACAGTTGGTGCTAGTGCGTTAAAGGGTTTGATGGCGGCTGGAGTTGCAGTCAAAGGTGCATTAGTGACACTTGGTGTTGGTATTAAAGCAGCAATAATGCCATTGTTAGTACCACTTGCACCATTTCTTTTGATTGGTGCGGCAGTTGTTGGTGCTCTTGCTCTTGCGATAAATACTTTAACTGAAATACGAAAAAAGTTTGACCAAGCGCCTGGTATTTTAAGTAAAATAAAACTCATTATATCTGCGATTATTACTGCACCATTTACATTTTTACAAAAAATTGGAGTATTTATTGCAGAAAAATTAGGTTT